TTAGCACAAAAGAGGGGTGGGTTTTATGCCACCACCTCTATTATGCAAGGGTTAGAATGGTCTGATTATGCTGTGTATTGGTAGAATGCAATCTCGTCACCGAAGCCGTATTGAACTCCTGCGAAGAAAGAACAAGCGAAACGAACGTTGTCAGAAAGGTCGTATTGGTACATATCCAAAAGCGCAACGGTGTTCCATTGGTCTAACAAGTTAGTACCAAACCACAAGTTCGACTTCTGATAGAAAGCCATTGTGTCGTCGGACATACCCGGACATTCGATAACGTCGTACTGTCCCTGCCAGTTCATTACAACTGATTCTCCTTGGTACAAGTAGTAACCACCGCCAAGACCTAAGATAGCCGTTCTGTATGCTTCAGCAACGTTTGAAGAAACTGCGATTACAGGCTTCTCAGTTGCACGACGAACGCGTGTTGGAAGTGTCAAAACAAGTTTACCCATTTCCTCGATAACGTTTGCAGAAGTGATTGCCTCTGGAGCAGCAACGTCAAGAACATTACCGTCAGCCAAGAACAAAGTTTCGAAACCTGCGTACTCACCAGCGTTAGCGTTAACACCCTGCCATATCAATACTTCGTTGCGTGCTGCAACACCCGCCATAACGTTAGCAATTAAAGCATCACTCAAAGAAGCGTGAAGTTCGTTGTTCTGCTCTGAACGCGCTTCCCAATCGATTAAGAATGTGTTCTTACACAATTGTCTGTGAACTTGGAATTTTTCAAGTGTTAAGATACGCTCAGAAAGTGTTACCGTTCCTGTTGCTGTAAAGTCGCAAGTAGCATTTGCAAAAGTCACGTCGTCAACTAAACGACGAACAACTTGCTTGTACTCGATGTTCTCTTTAATTGTAACCGCAGCAAGCGACTCGTTGCTTAAAAACGCAGCGCGGATATATCCCGCCGCTTCACGACCTGCGTAGGTCGTAGTTAATGATGTTGTAGTAGCCATTTTTTATTGTTTGTTTTTTTTATTTTTTAAGGTGAAAGATGAAACGTTCTTCAGGCGACATTTTGTTGTAGCTTTTAGAAGGTGTTTGTTTTGCTTGCTTTACTTCTTTGATTGAAGTTGCGGCAGGTTGCGCGCTTAATTTTGTTACTTCAGAAGAAAGATTCTCATTAGCTTTTTTAGCTTCTGAAAGTTCGCTTTCTAACTTAGCGACCAACGAAAGAAGTCCTTCAACCTCTTTGCTTAGTGATTCGTCCGTAGACTGTTTTTCTTCTTCAACTTCAACCTCTGGTTCTTCTTCTTCCATTGGTTTAAGTTCAACAAGTAGTCCGTCAGCAACGACTACAATAACACCTTCTGCTGTTGTGTATTCTCCGTCTGCAACAACAACCTCGTTGCCGTCTGCGTCTTTAGATAATACACGAACGCCCGGTGCCCAAGTGTCGCTGTCTGAATAGATGCTTGTACCGTCCTCTAAAATCGCTTCAACCATTTGCTTCACCTCAACTACTTCTTCAGCAGAGAGAGAAACGTTGTGCTTTGCGAATAGAGCGTTTACTTTTTCTCGTAAATTCATATAAGTGTTTATTAAATGTTTAGTACCTAAATATAAAATGTCGTAGATTTGTTTCGTAATTCGATTTTTCATTGATTACATTTTGATTTTAGGTTTGAACGGGGGAGTAGTTACCCCCGTTTTTTTTACCCTAAGTTTTCGAGAATGTCATTCAGTACCTTCACCTCTTGTTCATTCAATTTATACGTCTTAAAACCCATTGCAGCACCTTCTTTTGTAATCTTTGTGAGTGCAAGAAGAAACAGGTTAGCGTTGTCGTTGAATAATTCAACCTTTAAGAAACTGCCTGCTTCGATATTCATTTACTTGTTCGGGTCGTATGCCCAATTCAAAAGTGAAATTGTTCTTTTGCTTCCACAAACATTTCCATTGCTGTCTTCTAAAATATCGCCTGCGCTATTTTCTCTCATGCGATTAATAAATGCAATTGTTTTGCCCGCATTTGTATAATGTTTTTCGGTCCATTGATCTTTATTTGTTTGCAGTAATTCTAAATTTCTATTAATAGGGCCGCGATCAAGTGAAGCTAATGTGGAGCATTCTGTTTCGCCCCATGCTTTTAGCTCTGAGTATGTCATATTCACGGCTTTCATATAGTCGTCATAACGGGCCTCTATTTCTTCTTGAGTAGCTAAGCTTAGCAATTGCGCTAACTCGTCAATTAGACTAGGCATTTGGCTGTTTAAATACATTTCTTTCTCAACGGCAAAGTTTCCTTCGATTGAAAAACCCAAAACTTCTTTGTTTTGAATCTGTTGCTTCACTTCGTCGTTCTCGACTTTCATGCAACCGAACCAAGTACCTTCCGGTAGGTCGAAGCCGAAGTTCTTAGACTTGTCGTTTTCGCCTTCGATTATCCACGTTTCAACAAGCGACACACCTTCAACAGTTTTCGCGTGTTCAACCGTTGCGTTGTTGGTCATATTTTGCTTCAAGTAATTGTAAGCAATGGTGCGAATGGTGTCCTTCGAATACTTCACGTAGTATTCTTCTTCGGTCTTATCGTCGCGTCGGTATATCAGTTGGTCGGGAATAAGTAACGCACCATACAAAAGACCTCTGAAATCTTCTTTGAATTTTACAGAGTGTTGTTCTGAAAGCGCAACGAAGTCAACACCGATTGCAGGTTGTTCAACAACGCTAATCGCGAACACGCCCAACAGACCAGCGTCGTCGATACCGTATTCAATTACTTTAATTTTTTTGTTCATGTTTTATCCTCCTAATCGTGATTGGTTTTGAATTAATTGTTGTGCTTCTAAATTGCTGCTCACTTGCGTTCCAACGACGTACGCCTGAAGCGGTGGTTGTTGGTTGGGTTGGTTCTGCAAGAAGGCGAAGTTCGCAGGGGAAGGAGCTGTTGTTCCTGCGTCGCCACCACCGCCCGCGCTTGGGGATGTTCCCGAAGGGGCGGACGCGTTGCCATATTCCGTCTTTGATATTTTTATAACGTTAGCCAGTCCCATTGCTCCAACGATTGACGCTTGAATAATACGAGCCGTTGTTGAAGGCATTGTCTTGTCGTTCAACGCCTTGTTGATACCACCGTAAGTATCGACTACAGCCGACGCGAGATTCAACGCTTTTTGAATCTGAAATTGTTTCTTCGATTGTTGTTGTCCCTTCTTTGTGAACGCGTCGTTTAACGCTCCAAGTGCTGCGAATGAGTCGCCTAATTGTTTCAGTCTGAAGTCTTGCGCTGCTTGTTTTGCTGCTGATATTTCCGCTTCCGATTTTGCAAGTTCTTCTAGTTCTTTTGCCGCGGCAATGGCGTTCTCTTCATTCTGCTTGTCGCGATATTTTTTTACAATCGCATTCTTGTCAATTTCAAATTGTTCTATTAGTTGTTTTTCCAGATCGGCATTGTCTTTTACAACAAGGAATTTTGCTTCATAAGATGCAATAAGCGCATTAACTTCTTTCGTTTGTTGATCTGTTTCAAGCTCTTGAAGTAAGGCAAATTCAGCATCCGCTTGGGCAATACGTTTTTCATTTGCAATCTTTTCATACTTTGCTTCAATCTCTTGTTTTGAAATTAAATATTGTTCGTCGTATTGAAGTAATAACTTTTTACCTTCCGCACTTTGCTCTAAAATCTTACGTTCTTTTTTATATTTTTCATCAAGTAAAAAAAGTTCTTTATCCTTATCAGATAAATTCCTTCTATTGTATTCATCAATTTGTTTATGGATCTCAAGCGTTTGTTGTTGAATCTCTTTTCGCTTTGATTCTGCATCCGCCGCGCGTTGATCTCTTTTACGTTTTGACTCCGCCGCCGCTTCTTCTTTTTTTCTTTCTGTTTCTTTCTCAGCTGCAATTTGTTCTTCGCTTTTAACAGCATCCATCTTTTTATTTGCCGCCTCTTGCAATATTCGCATCTGTTCCGCATAACCGCCATTGGCTAAACCAATTCCCTTTATTTCACCATCAATTCCAGCAATTTTATCTTGGATCAGTTTGTTTATATCTTGCTGAATTTGCTTTGACTTGTTCTGTGAATTACCGGCTTGCGCTTCCATTTGCATTGCTTGGCCACGTGTCATAATACCGCGTTCAACCAATCCTTGCAATTTATCTCTCAACGTTTTTTCCTTCCCTAACAACGCTTGGTATTTGCCCATTTCGTCAGTCATGGTTTGAATATCCGCGCTCTGATCTTGTTGGCGTTGTTTGATTAATTCCAATGCGCCAAGTTCCTCTTTTGCCGCATCTGTTTTTTTCTGTTGTAAAGCAATAACTGGGTCTAACGCACCTTTGGCATTTTCAACTGCTTGATATATTTTTCCATCCGCTTCAACTTGTAATTTTTTTAAGTCAAGAACTTTTTTTTGTCTTTCCTCATTTGCTTTTTGTGCCTCTTCACTTTCCCCTTCAAGTTCCATTTGCTTTTGTTTGAGCTTGAATATTTCAATCTCATTACGCAATATTTGCGTTTGTCGGTAATATGTTTCTTCCCCATATTTACCGCGTGCCTTTTCAAGTGCTATCTGTTCATTGATAGCTTTGTTTTGTCCTTCAAGCGCCGCTTGTGCTTGTTTTAATTTGTCAATATCGCTTGTGTTCCATAGTTTAACCAGCGCATCCCAATTCATTGCGATCGCTGCAATAACTCCTACAAGCAAGAATATTGGATTAGCAAGTAAAGCTTTGGCCAAATTCCAAACGCCTTTAATCATTCCGCCAAGTTCCTCTTTTACAGTTGCGAAATTTATATTTTTTACAGCGCCGCCCATGTTTGTTAACGCTTGACCTGCTCCTTTTAAGTCGAGCGACATAAGACGCGAACCGAACAATCCCACGTTATTCGAAAGACCTTCAAAAGCGTTACCCGCGTTGGCGTTAATCTCCGCAGATAAGTCGGAAATGTTGTCCTTCAATTCAGCAGCACGCGCGGAAGCTTTCTTAAACTCCGCACTACTTTGATCCATCGTTAACAACTGTTGTTGCAACGCGCGCAATTCAGCCTTCGCGCTTGTAAATCCTTTCGCTGTCTTTTCAGCAGCAACTGTGGTTTGGTTTAATACCGTTACCGCATTACTGTCAACGTTAAATTCAATCGTGTTTGCCATCTTAGAATAGGATTATATAAAATATAAATATCCAAAACGCGACGTTTACGGAAATTAGCGTTGTTCTCCATGCGTAATGTTTCCACATTTGCAGCTTGCGTTTGCCGTTGGCGATGCGTCCGTAGTTGCTTTCGCTTTTAACGTTTAGTTTTATGAACTCTAAACAGGCAACCATTGCGGCGGCTTTACTTTGTAGAAGTTCCTTTGAAATCTGTTCCATTACTTATTATTGTTATTGTGTCACCCGCTGCGCTTAACGTAACGCTTCCGCTACCTTCAACCGTTTCTCCTGTGTATGCTTGTACCGTTAGTGGATTAGCCCCCGAAACAACGCGTTGAATTATCAATTCACGTCCTGCCGTTGTCGTTGCAGAAGGCAAGTAAATAGTTATGCCGCCTGCCGTCGTATCTGCGAAAATCATGCGGTCGAAATTCGTCACAACGTAGTCGGTTGTTATTGTTCTTACTGGTTGTGTGATTGAACCATTGAAGCTCACAGGCGCACCGAATCGCGTTGGTGCTAACGAAGGAACTTGTTGCGTAATGAAGGAACGCGTTCCGCCGTTAGGCTGCGAGAAACAATCGTTCTTTGCTATGTTCCAATTGTAGCCGAAACGCAAACAACATTCTTGCGTTATTGTCGCAGGATCGCCGTTCGGTGTTTCCCAATTTAACGACTGGTCTAAGTTAGCGGACACGGGTAAAAGGTCGCATCCGTTGTCTATGTCAAGAACACGAATAAGTTTTACACTTGTCATGTCTTGCTCACCCACAACGTAGCCGTTGATTTCAAGAACGCGCCACCAAGAATCTATTATCCATATCTTGTCGCTAAATTGAAACGTGAAAACGTCGTTGAGCGTAAGTGCAAACATTCCTTCTAAGATGCGCGCTTGTCCGTCGAATAGTTCTCGGTAGTAGTTACGCCACCAACGGTTGTAAAGGTTCTCGTATGGGTTCGCAATGATTGTGTGCGGTGGTATTTCGGGAGCGAAGTTTAAATCCTTGTCGCTTACCGTCGCGTTCATTGTCGAATAGTTGTTAAGACACTTAACCGCTGTTTGAATTACCGTGTCTGAAACTTCGTCGTACATATTCACGAAGAAGTCTGCGAAGTAGTAAAGTATGCGCGGTTTCGGTTGTACGAATTGTCCTTCAGCATTGATAAAACGAGGGACAACAACGTCGGTGTTTTCGACAGGTGCGGAAGGTGTTGAAGCAAAAGCTAGCTCAACCTTTTCTTCACCAGTTGCGAACTCGTTAATTACTTCAAAGTCGCTTTCCGTTACTTGATAGCGTCCGTAGATGCGCCCGTTGTCCTTGTATATTCCGTTGAAGTAGTCGCCATCTTCGGTGTATGTGAAAGTGAACTTGGCCTTTTGTAGGTCAGTTGTTGGCGAGTACATGATGTCTTTCGACAAGTCTAATTTCTGCGACCAATTGAGCGTGTTTCCACTTGCGATATACTCAACCATTGGTTCTATCCGAAGCGTGTTCGGTAGCGTCTTGTCAGCCACGAAAACAAAGTTAAACATTTTTTGTATTGACGTTATAAAATCAATTTGCTTCATGTCTGGAGCGTTGAATTGCATTACGCAAGTGTCGCCTGTCAACGCCGTTCCAACGCTTACTAACTCAACGCCCGTTCCTGTGTAATCATTCGCTCCGTTACCCACAA